GCGAACCTGAAATCAAAGATGCCTTTCACGTCTGGGGAAAGTCACACATGTTCCACAAGGAGCGGTTATGTGCCCTCCTTGAAGGTATGATTCCCTGGTATTACTCCAAGGTCATGTTTATGGATGCAGATATTGTCTTTGGTAATCCGGACTGGTATACTGAAGTCTCGGATGCCTTATGTGACCACGATGTTGTTCAACCGTTCACAACTGCAGTCTGGATGGATCTGACCTACACAAAGGTTACGCAGATTCGCGAGTCTGTCATCTACATGGATAAGAAAAAGACATTTGATCACAAGCTTCATCCCGGATTTGCGTGGGCATTCACTCGCAAGTGGTTTCGAAAGATTGGGTTCTTTGAATATGGAATTACAGGAAGTGGAGATACCCTGTCTGCAGCTGCGTGGCTGGGCATCAAGTTTCCGGAAACCTACCTCAAACCTGCACTGGTCCCTGCGTATCAAGAATTTGACTCGCAACCTAAACCTAAGATTGCCTGCACATCGGGTGCAGTCTATCATCTCTATCATGGAACTCACGTCAACCGCAAATATGTCGACCGCCACGCCATTCTGGATGGTATCAAGGATGTTCGCAAGATCATTCGTCCCAACTGGGGTGGGGTCTGGGAGTTCAGTGTTCGTGATATGTCCGACAAGCTCCTGAACTACTTCGTCGAGCGGGTGGATGACGGGGTGTAGTTGGCGAATATTTTATTCAATTCGTGTAACATTCACAATTATGGATGGAATATCCGGAATAACCGGTGTCCCTCCCCCTCTTGTTAGAGCAACAAGACGAGCGTTTGTATTGTCTCCTATCATAAAGAATTGAAGTTTGTCATTAGCGTTGAACGAAAGGATATATTCTACAACAAGACAGGATTCTATTGAACCAGACAGTCTGATTCGTGTATTACTTTTTGAAACTGAAGTTCCATTCACAACTGGAAAAATCTCAATATAGTGGGTTCCACTTGTTGTATCGCATTGAGCCGAAAAGAGAACATTGAAGACACCTGTTACTGGAATAACGATTTCACTGTTAGGAAAGGTTCCGTTTACACTAATAGTTCCTATCGTTCGTTCTGAATATGTGATTGCCACAGGATTCACTGTCTGGACAGCCTCTTCCTAAAGCTCTACATCGTATCATTTCAGTATAGACAGATGCATCCATTTCTATATCACTGATTTAAAAATAATGTGTTGTGAAAAGTCATATCACGTTGATGGTGAAACCCTTGTTCACCCTGGCTACTCGTCTCCTCAGCACCAACGGGTCCCTCGTGTGTAACTTGACTCGTATCCGGGGTGGGTTTCTCCCTCACGAAAACCTGGACCAAGCTAAACGCCATCTAGCAGATTTACAACGAACTCTCCAAGAGATTGAGGAAACACTCAATCTCGCTTCAGCACCTTCAGCTCAAATCCGTAGTCCGTCTCCACCATCTTCTCTTCCTGTCGTCTGACAATCTCCGCCATCACCGCCTCCGCCTGACCAGGCACAAGCTCGTCCAGATAGGACTTGAGCTCCTTCTTGGAAAGGGACCAGCCCTTCTTCCACTGGTTTGGACGTTTCACCGCAAAGGTCATCCCCGACGTTGCAAGATTAATCTTGTCGGGGAGTTCCTCACGAGACGTCCCGTAGAGTGCCGCAAGATCCAGCTCGATCGTGCGACGCTCATCACGAAGCGTATTCACCTGGGTATTGATGTCATTGATCTGACGCTGAACGGTTGCGTAGGCTGAAAGGATAGGCTTGAGTTGCTCCATGATGCTTTGGTTGGAGCATGAGATTAGAGTATCCGTTTTAGAACAAGGAATGTCCTGGCTTGACTCCGAGGAGGTCCAGCGTCTTCGCAAGGTCTACAATCAAGAACACCCGAAAGAGGATCCCGTGCCGGAGGGAACCGATGAGGAAATGTGGACCAATATCCAGCACAGGCTCTCAGACAAGTGCTCCACCGGATCGGCTGAGTGCATTGTGTCGTCTCTGATGCAGCGGCCCAGGGCCCCGAAGGAATGGGCTGTGAAGCGGAACGAGTGGCTGTCGTCTGATGATATTGACCGTGTGGAAAAGAACTACACCAAGCTCTTTGCCAAATACTTTTTCCTGGGCTGCATTCCGATTGACTTTGATCTGAAGAGTGAGACGCAGGATTGCCTGGTCAATGCTCTCTGCAAGATGAAGCTCCCTGAACTGGTGAAGAAGGGTCACGAACAGATTGGCATTGTCTTCAACACTGATCCCCACGATGGTCCCGGTGAACACTGGATTGCCCTGTTCTGCGACGTGCGAAAGGATCTGGAATACCCTCGCGTCACCTACTTTGATTCCTACGCCCATGCTCCCGAGAAGGAGGTGAAGGTGCTCATGAAGCGTTGGAAGACCCAGTGGGATGCCACGGGTGTCCACTCCAAGCCCATGAAGATGACCTTCAATGCAACGCGTCACCAGTTCAAGGATTCCGAGTGTGGAATGTATTGCCTCTATTTCCACTACGCATGCCTCACGGAGATCCCTATGCAGGCCCGGATACCCGATGACGTGATGAATGGATTTCGTCAGATCCTGTTTACACCTCCAAAAATAGATACGGAGAAAGAGTAATGGAGTTCGCAATCGGAGCTGCTCTGGTCGGTCTGTTGGGATACACAGTGTGGAACGAGGAGATTGACGCAGAGGATACGGCCCGCAAACGCCTCTGTGATTATTACGTTGCAGGCGGTGTCTTTGAGGATACCAAGACCGTCATTGAATCGGGTCGTCGTCTGCTAGAAGTTCACCTCTATGCAGATGAGAACGGGAAGCCCACTTGTGCCAAGGGACCCCTGAATCTTGGTTTTGACTATGCCATGGAATACTGGACATTTGATTCCGTGTGCGTAGATCTGATTCAGGCCTGGGAGACCAGCTCGGAACCGTTCATTCTCTCCATCGTGCCCCACACGACCAACACAGTGACCCTGAACAAGGCAGCAGACTGCTTGAAGACCACCGTGAACCGCCGCCTGATCAGCGGGGTCACTACAACGACCCCTCTGGATGAACTGAAGGGGCGTATCCTTATCGTGTCCGATAACGTGCAGGGAAGTGCACTGGGTGAGCTGGTGAACTTTTCATGGGCAGAGTCGGGTGTGCGTCGCCTCCTGTATGGACAGGCCATGCACCCTCGCGATCAGCCGGAGTTGGTGAACTTCAATCGTAATGCAATCAGTCTGGTCGTCCCGGACCCCACGTTTGGCAAGGAGACTCTGGATCCCAAGATTGCAGCTGCGTATGGGTGCCAGTGGCTTTTGTTTGCAGGAGCGGCCGCCCCCGGCTTCGTTGAAAAGCCAGCGGGCCTCCAATAACTTTTGTTGAGCGTCTAATAAATGTCTGAGGGTGGAAAGCGTAACTCGTGGCTCACGCACGTTAAGAAGACGATGAAGTCGCACAAGGGCATGAAGTTCGGCCAGGTGCTCAAGCTGGCGAAGAAGACCTACAAGAAGGGCATGCACGGTGGTGCCGAGGGTGCCACGGAGGGCACCAGCTCGGCGACGCTGGACGGTGGTCTCCTCGCCCACGCCACCCCGGTCGGTGGCCGTCGCAAGACCCGCCGTGGCCGCAAGAGCCGCCGCGGTGGCTCCCCGTATTAAAACGGAAACCCAGCATCTAATCAATAGACTGCATGGAGCCTCCCAAGACACGCCGTGAGACAAAGAAGACCGCCAAGGAGAAGAGGGCGGATGTCTACTCTGCCCGTCATACTCGTCTGCAAGTCAAGACCAAGCCCAAATCAAAGTAATCTACGATGAACAATCCGGAACGTGCGTCTGTGATCACGATCCTTCGTCCGACCACCCGCTGTTTTGCGACATGTTTTTCCATGATACGTCTTTTTAGAGCAGCCGCTCTTGAAATACGCAAGATGATGAGCAAATCCCTTGAAGCTCGGCATGGGTGTCCTAACCTCTTTGCTTAATGCACTCAGCAGACCGTGCATCCACTTCATGTAGTCCTTGCGACACGCAAGTTCGGGTTCGTGTGCAGTGATATACTCTGCGTAGACCTCCCGCAGTGCAAGAAAGGGATATGCACGACCGAGAGCATGCAAGAACGTCCGCTGGATTGCCATCTGTTCGGGTTCGGGGTCATCCGGATAGTTGGCAGCAATGGATGCCAGGAAGTCGCCGCCAGGAACCGCCGTGGGCTTCAGGGACAAGTAGTGAGCCTTGACCTTCTCAAACGCAGGATCAGGTCCAGGGTTGACCACCGCGGGGTCGTCCTTGCACTGACTCCTCAGCTTGTCATTGACCATGTTATGAATGTCATACAGCCACCGCCCAGGGTCGCCTCGCAGGGGGTGGGCACCAACATATTCCGTTGTGGACGCACGACAGAACTTGCACGGCAGGACATCCTTCATTTGATTCAGGACGTCATCGGGGTGCTTGGAGGTGAAGGCAACTAAATGAAAGAGTTGCCATGCACTCGGCCCCCAGAAGCGAGTGTCCATTGTATTGACGAAATAAAGTATACCTATCTTAATAAAAATGCTTGACACCCGGGACATCATCATCCTGACTGCGTCGTTCTACCTCGGTGGCGTTGTTGGAGAGTTTTTCAAGTCGCTCTCCGAGGACATCCTCACGCCGCTCCTCGCCCCGGCCGCCGCTGCCGGCAAGGGTGTGGGCTCCTTCACGGTCACGCTCGGTGGCGTGACGCTCCGCCTGGGTGAGGTGCTGGTCGCCTTCGTCAACCTGGTGGTCTCGTTCGTGCTGGTCGTCTTCACGATCGGCCTCCTCCGCACCTATGTGCTGACCCGCATCGGTGCCGGCAAGAGTGCGTAGACGGTAAAAAATAAGGCATCAAGATAAATGGTCGTCTGGTACAATCCGGCTACTTGGTTTAGCAAGTCCGAAGAGACCGTGTCACCCCCTGCTACGCCTGCCGCCCCTGCTACGACTGCTGCCGTGACTGCGGGTCGTCGTCGCAAGACACGGTCCACAAGGGACCTCGGGTCCCGTCGTGGTCGTAAGGGAACTAAGAGAAGCCGTACCGGAAGGAATCCCATCCGCCGTTAGGGTACTTATCGTATCTAGCTTCCATACGCTTCTTAAGCTCAGCAGTTGAGCCCTGTGAAATGGAGTTGTTCTGCTTCCACCTCTGAAAGTCAGCATTCATCTGTGTAATCGTAAGCGTTGTATCTGCCTTCTCCTGACCCACGTCGAGAGAGCGGATGAACTCAGACATGAACCGGCCAATCACATCCGTCTCACTCTTGTACTCGTTGGTACTCAGAGTGACCTTCTCCGGAACAGGGAGCTTCCTGAAACCATGGCCCTCCTTGAAGATCGTCACCAGATAGTTCATCATACACTCCGCCCACTCCACACTCTCCACCTTCATCTGAATGGTCTTGTCATCTGGCAGCTCATTCGGAGCCGTAGGGTTGGGCACAAACTTGTTCGGGAAATCAATCACCAGCAGACGGCGCCAGGTACCACCATCCTGTGTATCCACCTTCGGCTTGTTATTGCAGGACACATGATACTTTGCCTGAATCTCAATATCAATCATCTCCTTCGCACCCGCAAACAGATCACGAGCGGTAATCTTCTCGCAAGATGACAGCTCCTTCATGAGACCCGTCTTGATGTTGGCACCCTCCTCAGGCTCCTGCATCGTGACGAATCGCTTACCCTTCATACGCACCAGCTCGGGATTTGCAGTGCCGGCCTTGCCACGATCCTGTGTGATCAGTGTAATGGGTGCCTTGCACGCATACGTTCCCATGCACGTCGCCATCAGGATCACGAGCATAGACTTGCCGTTGGATCCCGAACCAGTCAGAATATGGAACTTCTGTGCGGGATTTCCGCCAACCATGCACGTCGCAAGGTGTGCCATGAAGTAGTTCAGAACCTCCGGATCTGGCAGGATACTACTCAGGAACTTCCAGAGATCTGTCCAACAAGCGTAGTCTGTATAGTGCTTGTCCTTGTGATAGTCCAGACCCGTTGAGAAGCTGAGGTAATCCTCAGACTTTCCGTCACGGAACTCCATGTTCAGGGTATCAAAGATCCCGTTGTCGAACGCAATCAGGTTCTTGTTCGTATCCAGCTTGACCGACAGCTCCTCGTCCAGGAAGAGCAGACGTGCCTCCTCCATCACGTTCTTCTTGAACGCCGTCGTCTTCAGCTTCTTCTGAGCCTCCATATACTTGGCCTTCCGCTTCTCAATCTTGCACATTTCGCAAGGCTCAGCGGGCTCCTCACCCTTCTTCTTCCCGCCGCAGTTGCACGGGTCCGTGACCATCATGAGCTGCTGCATTTTGTTCTCCTTTTCAACGAACTTCTTCCAAACATCACTAGACAGCTTTGCAAGCAGACCAACACCCTTCCGAGTCAGCTTCCAGACGTGTCCCACGAAGCGATACCACTCGTTCTGCCCGTAGTCCGAGCACTTGAACTCATCACGGAACATTGCAAAGACCACGCGAGCCATATCGTGCTCCGTCATGGTCTTCGTGGCCTCCTCCACCAGTTCCTCCACATTGTCCATCTCAATCTTGTCGTATTCGCCGGGGTTGTCCATGCGAGACCAGCCACGGAGACTACGCTCCGACAACACGGGTCCGTTCGTGCGGAAGCTGAAGCTGTCCCACTTGGACTGTGCAAGACGAGGATCATAGTCGTTATACTGAGCACTAAAGTCGTAGAACACCGCCTCCAGCGAGTCGGGGTGGATATTCTTCAGGCAGATGCCCGTGTTAATCCAGTCCTCATAGCTAGTGTAGCGGAATGCTGCGAGGTTCATCACATGCTTTCGGTAATACGCAACCATGTCCTCCGAAAGCGGCATCCGATACGTGTTTCGCTCTGGGGTTGATGCACGAGATCCACGCTTGCCCTCTTCAACGCCACGGGCACCAGATCGTCCACGCTGAGCACCCATAGATGCACGAACCTCCTCCTGCTCGGTCTTCTTCTTGTAGCGTCCTGTTGCATCCTCCGTCATTGGCGTCTCCGTTGAGGGACTAGAACGAATGGACATCTTGCGAAGGAGATCCGGCGTGATCTGAACCGGAACGTCGTCATCCACACTAATCTCTCCAGTAGACGGATCCCAGTCCAGAATATACTTGATCTGGTAGGGCGTTCCCTCCTTCTTCTTAGAACCGGGAAGCGTCCACGGCTTCGTGTGCGACAGCATTCCTTCGTCGTAGACCTTATCCCACTTGTCTGCAAGCGGGAGTCCGGGAAAGAACTCGTCCATTCGCTTCACGAGGGTGCGACGAATCTCCTCCTCTACAAAGTGATTCGTCTTCAGCACCGGAATCACCACGTGAAGTCCAGACTTTGAGTAGTCGTTGCTGGTCTTGTTCTTCTCGCTTCCTGCAGGATAGAGAGTGGGCTCCGGCTTCTCAGAGACAAAGATCTCAACGCCCTCAGAGACAACCAGGAACTTCTTGACCTCATCCATATAGGCCTTCACGAAGTTGACAACCTGCTCCTGCGTGTGAAGGTGATCATCAATGCGTCCCTCATACCTGAAGTCAAGGTCAACACGCATGGCACCGATGCGAGTGCTCTTCTCCGTCATGTGGAGAGCACCATGTCCGTGATTGATATACTTGCAGTAGAGCTTGTAGAACTCGTCCATGTCATCGTCGTCAATCCGCCACGCCCCACCTGTCATCCCAGGGTGGGTAGCTGAGTCGCCTTCTGCG